CCAACATAGCCGACGACCTGTTCGTGAACCTTATTGTTAACAGCCCATTCTTGCCAATCTTCAAAGTCACTCTTCAATTCCAAGTGAACAAACCGGTTAGCCAATGGAGCAGGCATACGATAAGTAACACCTTTGTCAGTTTCGCGGTTACCTGCGGCAACAATTGAAACACCTTTTGGTAATACATAAGTACCAACGCGGCGATTCAAAACTAATTGGAAAGCTGCTGCTTGGGTAGCAGGAGCCGCAGAGTTCAACTCATCCAAGAACAGGATAGCAGTAGATTCTGGATCAGTGGGCAATTCAGCAGGAGGAGCCCAGCTCATTGTATTAGCATTGGCATCAAAGTATGGGATACCTTTAATGTCAGTGGGTTCCCACAAGCTCAAACGAACATCGATAACTTCACGACCTTGCTTGTCGCCGATTTGTTTAACGATGTCGGACTTGCCGATACCTGGAGGGCCCCACATAAACACGGGACGTTGAATCTTAACGCACTTCTCGATACTACGCTTGGCTTCGTTAGGAGTAACGGTGCGGTTGGTGCTAATCTTTTCTGCCATAGTCAACTTTCTTGTTAAGTTAAAAATTAATTTACTGTTGCACTCTGCTTCAGTATGTATTAATTATACAAGGGTTCTATGACTTTGTCAAGGAGTTTTTTATGCTTTCTGCCTTAGCACGACTAAAACGGGCAATGTTGCCTTCGAACAACACCAGTTGGACAGCCATTTTATCGTCAAAGACGTAGAGATGTTTTTTACTAATATACCAAGGACAGTTTATAAAGTTATCCAGATATAATACCAATTGATTGGTATATTCCATTGGCTCTACAAATAGCACAGGATATGACGTAATGTGAGCAGTTAGTCTGGCAAACCCTTCGTCGGTAAGTTTGAGCCCGCCCTTGTCTTTGTGTCTTGGATTTGCCCACCATTGGGCTATGAGTTTTCTCAAAGATTTATCATCTGTAGGCAATCCGAATTGGGTTGCTACATATTTGGTTACTTCAATCTTTTGATTCGTCATTTAACTTCTCGCCGGTGGTTAATTTATAAACTGAGAAGTCTTGGGTATTGAATGTTTTGTTGAGTTTTTCAGCAAGATTGTAAGCATGACCAGCATTTGAAAAAGATACTTTTTTATATTTTGGTCCTACTTGCTGAACTAGAATACTACTAGTTTTTAAATTAATTGGTTTGTCCTGATAGAAAACAGCCCAAATGGCTTCGGCTTCTAAAACTTGTTCTGTTTTATAAGTCTTTTTATTTGTAATTTCTAAAAGTACCTTTGGTTTAGGACGGCTCAAAACTCATGCTCCAATAGTGCACAAGTATTTACCGGAATTATTAGAAAGTCCCGCCGTCCATATTAATGACAATAGTTTCTTCTGATTTAGCACTGGCAATTTCATCCAGTTCACCTGCCAATCTAGTCATTACCACACTGAGACTATTCTGCAAATCAGCAACTTCTTTGATATTCAATGTGAGATTTTTTTGGTTAGACTTGATAGCAATACGAGCCTTTTCTAAAAAATCTTCAATTGGTAATGTGTTTAATTGTTTCATGATTTATTAATTGTATTTAACATAGCCTTCATTTCCGCTTCGGATTTAAAAGGTCCATGAAATGGATAACGCTCTAGTGTGATCAATTTAGGGCAAAAGGATTTGACCCAGCCCTTGCGGAATTTGATTACATAGTATCCTGCACAATATTGGCTCTTACTCTTGGCACTTTTAGCATATAGCGGAAGTTTCTGCTTGACACTATACACCGGCTCAAATGGTTTACTACTACAGGGAAAATCGTAGATGCTGTAATTTTTTGGCTCAGCAGCATCCTTCTTGATCTTCTTAATGCTTTCTTCAAAGACCTCAATACCAAATTGTGCTTTGACTTCTGCTAGATCTTTGAAACTGATCTGCTTACCATTTTTTAAAAATGTATAACCCTTCTTAGCCTTGCTGATAGAACCAATTTTACTGGCTTCGTCTCGGACCAACCATTCCTTATTTGGAATCAATACTTTGGCTGTTGAATTCATAATGTATACCTTGCGTTTAATGGTTCTGCGTAACTTTGCACTTGCTCGCTGATCTTAACCAGACTATATTCTGAACAAAACTTTAACAATCTAATACCAACTTGCGGAATACTTTTTTCCGCCTGTGTAGCAGTATCAATTGTTTCTTTGATCAATTGTTTAATGTTATCGGGCTGTGCTGACAGGTCGCACAATGTAACATTACGTTGGTAATCATCTAGAACACGATGCTCAACACCTTCGTGGTCGGTCCAGCGCTGGAGCATCATATTGTTCCAATTATATCCGCGGCTGTCTCGATCGGCAAAGGCGTCACGGAGACCAACTTTATTCTTTGTCCCTTTCTCACGAACTCCCGGATAAGCAGAAAAGACGTTGTCGGAGGTGTCTCCACGCATACACTTCTCGAATAGTAACCAGCTCGGATCCGGTGCGCCTTTGACTTGTTTAGTTTTGTTATCAATGACAGGCTTACCTTTGGCATCAAAATATCCTTCGTGTGTTGTAGTAATTTCCATAACACCATTATATTGTCGAACATTTGGAGCAATCAGCTGTGCAAAGTCTCCGTCTGTCGAAATAATCACGTGATTGTCGTTAGGGTGACTTTGAATGAAGCCGGCGATTAAATCATCTGCTTCGAGTTGTGGATGTTGCAATACTGTGGTGTTAGTCTTGTCTCGAATGAATTCTTTGAACTGATCAAACGTTTCCCAAAAGACACGATCTTCTTCTTGTTCACGAGGACTTTGAGCAGCACGAGCATCCGACCGCTGGCGCTTATAAGGAGCGTAGAAGTCTTTACGCCACGAGCGACCTTCGAGTGCAAATATGACATGGTCGCCTTTAAAATCACGCCATGCTTTACGCACACTGCTCAATACAGTATGAATACTCATACCTACTTTATCTTCTGTAGAACCACGAATAACGTGCCGGGCACGAAAAAATGTATTAGCAGTATCTACCAGAATGTATGTCTTTGACATTAATAAACCTCAGTTTTTCCATCATCACGTAATGCACGATTGACATAACCCGCACCGCGGCGGCTCATATCAACACCTTCTTCACCGCCGACATTGCGACATAGTTCGGTGAACCATTGATCAACAACTTCTTCGTCAGTATCACCGGTATAACCAGCACTACGTAATTGTACTACAAAATACTCGTTCCAGTCAAGCTCAAAGAATCCATTGCGTAGATTATCTTTATTAACATGAGTATCCATTACAGCTACCCAAGGCTCTTTGGCTTCGGTGGCAATCTCTTTTGGAGTTTTAGCTTTTTCGATTAATTTGGCTTCGGCCTCTTTAATTTTACCAGCCATTTCTTCTGCGGCTTTTTTAGCAGCATGAGCTTCTTCTTCAAGTTTATCTAATCCTAAAATCTTTTTAACAAAATTTTTCATATTCTTCCTTTTAATTGCCAAATTAAGTGCTCGTGTTTATTGTGCCACCTGTATAAGTATACAGGATCACCTGGGCCAGTAATCATTTTGGTAAATTTATAGCCCCGTTCTAACCAAATTCTTTTTCCTGTTAAAGCACAGCGTTTGGGCAAAACTGCAAATTTGTATTCAACACTTGCGGTTTTATAAAACCACAAGTCATCTAATGACTTATCATAGGACGTGGGCATCAAGTGCCCCACTCGTTCTTGAACAATGGCACTTGTAGTCGATCACTATAACGCCAGCCTCGCTTCATTGCGGCAAGGGCAACAGACCGAGCATTGAGAGTGTACACAGACTCAACACCGCCAACAGGCATAAGGTATATGTGACCTGTAAAGCCCGCTTTTCTAAATTCGTCAACTGCTCGTTCTGCATCTTTAATATCCTCTTCTGTTGCTACTACTAGTTTCAAATATGTTGTTCCAACTTCTTCGTATGTACAAACAATTTCAGGCTTAATGGCATCTTCCCACTTTTCGCCACTCGCCGGCAATTTAGCACTCACTGAAAATGTAATTTCGTTATCAACCCTATTACCTGCCCAATTGTGTAAGTATTCTCTAAACTCGGGAGTGAACTGTTGAGTACCGTTAGTCTCAAATGTAATTTCTTTAAGACCTGCCATCTTGGGATGATCCAACAAGTCTGGGTAAGCACGTTGCCAACCTAGCAATGGTTCGCCGCCTGTAATAACAAGATGTTCATCTTTCCATTCACCGTGTGGAATAATTTCCATAATGCGATTGGCAATGGCATCTGATGTAAGCATAGGACTCAAGTCCTTGAAGTCAGGATGCCAACTAGCGTAACTATCACAACCAGTTGACACTAGCGGCAAATCTTCATATTTTGTAAACATATGAGACACTTGAGCAAGTTCTTCTGCTTCTGTGCTCATCTCTCCGCGAGGCATACCAAAGCCGGCGCATTTAAAATTGCAGCCAAATGTACGAAGGAATACGCTAGGTACTCCCATATATCGTCCTTCGCCTTGGATGCTGTAAAATAATTCTGCGATTTTAATCTTGCTCATATATATTAGACCATTTCTTTAATTTTTCTTTTTTAGCAGCAGTAGCGGCTTTTAAGTTATGATATGATATTACATCCAACTCATGTAGAATGTCAATCATTGCGAGTACATCGCCTAACTCTTCTTCTAGGTGTTCTTTGTTTGTTTTTGGTTTGCCAGGCTTGAAATTATTTAGGCCGAATCGACTAATTTTACTAATAGCTTGGATTACTTCTGCACATTCTTCTTGTAGAATGTCCATTACTTCTTTGGTTCTTTTATCCATTGTTTGCTCGATCTGTAAGGTATTGTTCATTATGAATCCATTTGTTGTTGACTAAAAATCCCCATTCACGCCGCTGGGGTCCGGGCATAAAGCAGGTCCATGCTGTTACATTGGGATCCAATTCAATGCGATGGTATGAAGTAGGTCGGCAAATACGAAAATGACCAGGACCGCGCCAATGACGAATTTCTCCAATTTTTTCTCCTAGGCTATTAAACTCGGGAACCCATTCATAGTAGCCGCCCCGTAAAATAAGTGTAGCATAGGGCCATGGGTGATCATGAACATCATCGGGGTCGCTCTTTAAAAACTTATGGATAAAGATATTAAACGGAAACGCTTTACGATCTTTAAGGAAAACATAATAGCGTTCTAGATACGGTTCATTTTCTTCTCGATCCATAATAATACGCTTACGACCAATTTTATCCAAGAAGTTTAAAAAGAATTTCATTTTAAATTTTTCAATAAGTTAGTTGCACTAAAAAACTGTTCAGTTAAATCTTTAGCTTGTTTCTTAACCTGTGGCATCTGTTGATTATAAAAATTCATAGTTTGAATGATTAAGGCACACAATTCTTGCCTGTGAGCTTCGTAAGCTTCAAAACTTTCTGTCCACTCACTAGGGTACTTGAATCCGCTGTAATACATTTCTGTATACGACAATCGATCCGGCACCATGGGAATAGCATCTACCATAGCACCTTCGTAACAACTAATGCCCAGTGTTTCCTGTAGGTTAGCACTGAATACAATCTTTGCTCGTTTCAACAATGTATGGTATTCGTGTTTGGTCAGAGGTTGATCTTGACAAACAACAAATTCATATTGTGGCAAATGCTTGGCTAGATCACGGAAAATCTCTACTTGCTTTTCTGGAGCAATACGATGTGGGAATAATATTAGATCATCCTTT